TGTTCCAGAGATTCCTGTACCTGATACTGTCATTCCAGTATGTATTTTAGAATTAATTTCTGTTAGTATAACAGTTGTGCTAGAAGAAACTGCCCCTGCTACTGTTCCTTGGCCACCAAGGGAAACGGTCTTGACTGGCAAATAAGAAGTAGTAAGGAATTTCTCTGAATCCGCAACTGTTAAGGTATACATATATTTCCATGTATAACCATCTGATTCTGCTGTTGGAGCAGTTAATGTTTGTGTTGGTTGTACTGTAGAACCTCCAGTCCCTGCAACGATACATTTATAAACTTTAAATTCTGATGTGATTACATAGAATGCTTTATCAAAGATTGCTCCGTCGTTACTATCCCAAGCGTAATAAACTGTTCCAGTAGCCCAAGTATATCTTGGAATAATGTGGGTAATATCAGTAGCTCCTACCTTTTGCATAGCCATAAACTGTGCTCTTGCTTCTCCAATATCATCTATGTGATCATTTGGAGTAAATGGTGTTGTATCAGTAGTATCTGAAGTAGTTAAAGACCATACGTCTGGCTTACCAATAGCTACATATACGCTATTTGATGCTACGTCTTCTTTAAAATTCTCAGCATTAACTGTTCTGAATTTTGATGTGACTATTGCTGTCATTTTTCGTTTCCTCTAATCTATATGAACAAAACTGTTCACGTTATATCTATTTATACTAGTTGAACCCATGTTTTGTATTTGTGTGGATCCAAAATGTTCTAATTTCCCATTCTGATCATATAACCTTGCCGTTGTGTCAAACGGGGCTTTAAGCTCGAATGGGTTTGTTTCATCAAGTGTTTCACTACGATCGGACTTATGATTTAAATATAATATTACTATATTTGTTAAATCCTTTGCACGAATTTCGTTATGAACTTGACTTCCTAATCTAATTTGTGGCTCAGAAATATATCCTTGACCACCGTTAGTGATAGTAAAACCACTTATGTTTTTATTACCATCTAAATTTAATACTGCAGCTGCTTGTACATTTGTAGTAAGTAATTCTCCTTCTGCATCTCTTGCAGTTGGAGGATCGATAATTAATGTAGGAGCAACCCTATAATTCTTAGGTTCACTTTCAACTATATTTATAGTAGCTATTTTACCTACGTTTGAATTGCCTGAAGGTGTTAAGAATAGTGTATTAAATCCTGAACCTCTATCTGAAATTGTTACGCCATCAACTCTTCCCTTAGCATCAATAGTAAGAGAAACAGTTGGATTATTCATGGCACTACCAGTACCATTAATAGTTACACTTGGTGCTGATGAATATCCAAATCCAGGCTGTGCTATTTCTACTACATCAATCATTCCATCCGTTTTTGTAAATGTTGCTGTTGCTGTTATACCCTGGAATTTATGTACTGGCCCTGAACCTACCCCTGATAGATTAATAACTGATCCACCTACTGTAGCAGATAAGGTTATAGCATTACCAGCTTTAGTTTTAACAAAATAAGTTGTTCCAGCTGTTAAACCTGCTATTGCTGTTCCATCAGTTGTATATGTTAGTCGATCATTTACCTGGAATACTGCTGCTTGTGGAGCAGTTAATGTTATAGTATTAGCTGATGTACTCACTATAGATGAACTTGATCCGTCAAATATATGTAGTTCTGGCGCAGCGATTGTTGCAGTTGGTGCCTGGAAATCTCTTCCCCCATCGCCTAGACTAATAGCATTTATAGATCCAAATCCATCTGTACCAACTACAGCACCTACTGGATTTGTTTTACCACTAGATCCATCTGAGAATGTAATTGCTGGATTTGCTATGTATCCACTTCCAGGTTCTGTAATACTTGAAGCAGTTATAACCCCATTCTTTAATGAGGTAGAAAGTGTAGCACTTTGGTGTATATCTGCTGTGACTTGTGGTGTAAAAGATGATGCAAACATTTCTACCAATAATGGTAAATCTTCAACACCAATTACTCCTGGTTGTATACCTGGCATTGCAGAAAATAATCTGGCCAGGGTACTTAACATCTTTTTGTTGTTTACTGTTCCTACGTTAACAAAATTTAAGAGTAATAAAATCTCACCGAAGAATTTAAATCCAGCTGGATGAACGAGTCTTGTAAAAGCATCTGACCAGTCTGAAATATTTTTACCAGTTTTAATTAAGTAACTAAATTTTTGGTATCTTAAACTGTCTTGTATTCTAATACTATCTGATAAAAATCCTTTATTTGATAAGAAAGCCCCTGAGCTCTGATCCCAGACCCCAGAAGAAGGGATAAGTGTTTTATCGTAAGGTCTTTCTACTTCTACCACTTCGTTAAATAATAATCTAAAGAATATTTCTATACTATCACTTGATCCTCTTACTTTATAAAAGTCAATTATATTTTTATATAAATTTCTTTTATTAACTGTTACGTCTCTTGGAATAGCAGCTGCTATTTCTTTTTGCATAAACTCTAGATAGTTAGAAGCGTTACCATCAATATCCATAGCTTCTTCAATTGTATTCATAACATTCGAAGGTCCTGGACCAACCCAGTTTTTAACCACTGTAGTTAATCTTGCTGTTTTAGAATTATGAGAGGATAAACCTGTAACGGTATATGTTTTACCTATCTCTGAAGTTTCATCAGCTAATGTTCCAGGCAATTCATTACCATTGGTTATAGCTACGTTGATCGCGTTTAAGCTAATGTTTGTTGTTGTTCCATCTGTATCAGTAATAACTAATGTAGATTCAGCGCCTGTTTCGTCTGTAAAGAATTCATCATTCTCGTTCTTTGGATCCGATATTCTAAATACTGCCTTATCATCTAATACAACGTCTGTAAATGTTTTAGTTTGAGAATATATGAACTCCTCTAAATTCATAAACGTATAATATGATTTCATCAAAGCTTCAAGCTTAGAAGAATTTTCCAATATGTGTGATGGAACTAATTGCTTGAAGTTAATATGCTCTTTTGTTTTCTTCTTAGAAGACGCTACGGTTTCTACGTATCCCGGAGAGCTATATTCTGAATCGTGTGATGGCATTATTTAAGTCTTGGTGTAGTTTGATATGTGATTGAACCAGCTGATCCACTTACTGATATTGTATCAACCTCAGGTGTAATTGTTACCCTTTGTTGATCAATAGAAAGTAATTGATCTCTTTTTGGTGCTAAATCTAATGAATTAGGTACCACAGATATTCTAATAGTTGTATTAGTAGATGGTGCAAAACTATTTAAAGTAATAGTTCCTTTCTCAACATCAATTTCACCTGCATTTGGTACTACCGTTACATTTGAACCTGATACGATTTTATAAACTATAATTGTTCTTTTTGTAGAATCTGTAATAGGAACATCACCGAAGTAATGATCATCTGTATCACCTGAAACTTTAAATGCAGTAGAAGTTAATATGTGTTTTGTGGAACTTCCTGATTGATAGAACGGTGAAGTAAAAGTTAAATTAAAATTATTGGTAGCTTGATTTGTAGTTGCCGCTATATTTTGGAACATACGAGGTCTTACTGTACTATTCTGAATCGAAGGATCCGCGTTATCAATACTTTTTAATAATTGTGAATGTCTAAATACGCCATCGAATTTATTTAAGTTATTAAAGTTATAATCACTAATTGTATCTCTTACAACAGATTGTAGGTCTGAGCTAGATCTATCTGTTAAGTTTGGATTATATTTAAAGAATACATCTAATTCTAAATAAGTAAAATTAGGATCTAAAATCTCTGGTGTAATACTAACTACGTTCTTACCTTTTAAAATTGTATCTTTAATCTCGTTCTTTTCTGCTGTAGTTAATAGAGTTGACGTAAGAGGTTTAATAGCTATGTAAGCTTTACCATAATCAGGCGGATCATTATCTTCACCACCCCAAGTTGATATAGAATCAATATTGGTAAATGATTTTTTAATAATAGCAGAATAGTCATCAGATGTAACCGCTCTGTTTTGTGAGGTAAACGTTAATGGAGCATTGAATCGAATACTTTCTGTTGTTTCTGGATCAACCCCACCTGCTGCAGCTGTTACTGTTGTAACTGCAATAGTACTAAATCCCCCAATGTTATCTACTTTAAAAAATTGGCTAGCATTGTTCGCATCTTTACCATTTGTGAATATATAATCTAAAGTAACAATGTTATTATTAATAGGTTTATATCCTGTTACGCCATCACCAAAATATATTTCAAAGAATTCATTAGAATTTTCTTGTAAGTAATATGTCTTTGTTTCTGAATTAACATTCTTTAATGATTCGAACTGTGTATAAATGTCAAATGCTGTACTCTCTTCGTTATCTTGTACACGAACTCTAAGAGTAGAAGTATCTGCGTCTTGATCTGATATCTGGAATTTCTGATTCTCTATATCATTATCAACTCTATATTTTAAAGTTTTGAATGTTCCTTCTGCTATAGAAATATTTGAAAATGTAAATGTATTATTTGAAACGGTTGCTGTATGATTATCTAAAACAACAAATTGAAATTCTTCCCCAGCAGAATTTAATGTATTAAATTTTGTTCCTCTTTGGAGTGTAAGAGTTGTAGGAACACTGTCTTCCCCTGCCGCATTAACAACTATATCTACAATCGCTCTTGCAGATAATATAGATCTTGGAATATAACCTAGTAATTTAGCACGGGTAACAACGTTACCTCTTATTTGTGCTGAATCTAAGAATGCTTCA